CGTCACTAGGGTGTGATGTCCAATCGTGCCGCGGTGACTGACGATAGGCTTTCTTGTCCTCGTCGTACTCACGTTGGTACTGGCGCAGCGCCTCTATGCCATCGCTGCATTTGCTGGCGTCAAACCAGACACGCGGCAACATCATGCGTACCGCTTGAATACCTGACTGCACACCGATGTCAGGGACAACGGCAAGTTTGGCGATATCTAGTTGCGCCGCCAGTTGCTCAATGATGCTTTTGCCCGTCTGTAGGCTCTTGGCTCTCGCGTCATGCGGCAAGTAGTGCTTGGCGTAGCGGTAAGGCTTGTTTGTCACTACCTCGGCAATGCTGTGGATGTTCTCGCCCGACACGGCGTAGAAGTCTATGACGCGCAGTTCCCCACGGGCGACCTGATAGAACCAAATGGCGGTGTCGTCGCGGTAGCCCAAGTCCCATGCGGTGTACGTTGGCAGATTAGGGTCGTACGGCACGTTGGTGATGCGGCCCTGATCGGCAGCCTCACGCATCTCCTTACCGTAAAAAGCGCCAAGAATCGCAGCCTCAAAACTGCACTCGTACTCCTGTAAATACTGATCCTCGGCCAACTGCGCTTTGGCGGCTGCTAGTTCAGTCGCCGGTAATAACCCGCTGCTGGAGGCAGGCAAGCGCAACAGGAACCATTCTTGCGGCAAGCGTTGTGCGGTGTCGTAGATTTCCCAGAACTGGTTTTTGCCCTTCGGTGTACCGCCAAAGACGCACCAACCCTGCTTGTCCGAGAGGGACGCTCTCAATACGTTACCGAATACGCTCGGCTTAAAGTCACCGTACTCGTCAAGGTACAGCCCCGAAAAGCCTAACCCGCGCATGGCGTCAGCGTTGTCAGCACCGAACAAGCGAATCTGACTACCGTTGATTAGCGTGATGGTCAGTTCTTGTTCGTTGATGTTTTGGATGATTGGGTGTGCGCCGTCCTTAAAGTACTGCCATGCCACAGCCTTTGCCTGACTGCGATACGGGGCGACGTAGCCGAATAGTCCGTACGGCTGCTGATACATCGCGGCAGCGCGGATCATGTCGTTGACGGCGGCGACGGTTTTACCTGCGCGGCGGTGTGCGACAAGGCAAGCCCAACGTTTAGTGCGTTCATGGAACGGCATGAACGCCTTGCGTGGGCGGTAAGGTAGGATTATTCGGGAGCCATCCATCCGATCTGTACCTTGACCGGGCCGTTGTCTTTACCTGTGATCTCTTGGCGGGCGAGTTTGGGAACGTGGTATTCCAGCAACGTGCTAAAGCACTCAAAGGCAGCCTGTGGCCCCTTCTCTGCTGCGATCTCGTCTAGCCACCCTTGGAGTCTGTCTGCGTTGCCGTCCACAAACGCTGCAATGGCCTCTCTGGCCGCCTGCGTGGACTTATTGGGCAATCCCTTGGGCCTACCCGGCCCACCTTTCTGACCCTTTTTAAATGCGCCTGCGTTCATTACAAGCCCTTTTCCTTTCGCTCCTTCTTTCGCCGCTCTTGTTCCATCAAAGCGGCAGCCAATACTGTTGGGCCAGCCACGCCTGCTAACAAGTCGGGGCTGGTCAGTTTAGCGGGGTCAAATGCAGCAAAGCGTGACCGAACTTGCGATGGGTCAAACGGGATAAGCACCTTTTGCACCTCCCCGCCACCTTTACCACTGATGTCCTCAATGCCGTCAAATCCTTGCGCTTTTAACGCGCTCGTAATTTTATCGGGAATGCTTGTCCAAACGTGGCTGTTTCGGCCTTCCGCAACGTCTTTCTCAAGTTCAGCAACCCATTGCTTCGGGGTGTATCGCGATTCTTTTGCCCACGGATCAGCGCCGGGTTTTGTGCGCGACCGATCATTCTGAACTGCCTTTTTAAGTGCAGGGATCACCGATTCTTGGAGCGTCTTGGCGTCTTGCGTGTTAATTGGGTTGGTCATGCGAACCATGCCCGTCATTACGCCTTCCGCACTTGTCCACGGGGCGTTGGTTTGACTAATTTCGTGCGGATAGCCAGCCAGTTTATAAATATCGGCCAGTTTTTCTTCTTCGTTATACAACTGCCCGCTTTCTGCCCATAACTTACGGAGTGCCGTTAACGGGTTGTTATTGGACTCACGCTTCAACAAGAAATCAATGTGATCGTCCGACGTAATAGACGAGCCGGGCGTTTCATGCAACTTCAATGCGCCCTCTCCGGTGTCTGGGTTTTCATAGCCAATACGTTTGATGCGATCACGAATAGTCGCCTGCACCGTTGGCGGTAACGACCAAAACGTATCCTCTATGTCTACGAGCCGATTGCCCCGGCCACCCACGTTTCGGGCTTGGGTTTGGAAAAAGTTTTTGAAATTGCCTTCGCTTTCGGCAATACGCGAAGTATCGGCTTTGCTTGTTGCGTAATTGCTGGCTAACTGCGGGTTGTCGGTTCCAAATGGCATTGGGCCAGAAGTAGCGCGGCGAGGGTCAAGCCCCGGCTTTTCTAACAACCGATCTAGGCGTTGCGTCCCGTGATAAAACGGTTGATAGCCTGCGGCTTGAAAGCGTTCTTCTGGCGTATTGGCTGGCGATAAACCTAAACCACCTTCGCTCACGGGCTTTGCAGCGTTTTCTTGAGCAATTCGCAATGCTTTTGCGCGTTCAGCGGCAACGTCAGCCTTTCTTGCCACATTTGCGGCTTTTGCTACGCCACCTACTACCGGCACAGCGGCTAATGTCGCCAATCCCATGCCTAGTGGATCGCTTTCACGACGCGCCCGCTCAAAGTCACGCGCCGCCTGTGGATATTGCAACGGTGTAAACCCTGCGGCGATGTCTACGGCCATTTGCCCAGCGTCAGCGTCTTGCGGTTGGTCAAGGCTAGTTAGTTGACGGTTCATTTCGGCGGTGCGTTGACCGACCTGCTGCAAACTAGGCGCTACCTCACCCGCTGCGCCCATACGCTGCCCAAACTCGTCAGGCACCATTATAGGCTGCTGGTTAAGCAGCCGATTACGCATTTCGTCAACGTAGGCGAGTGCCTCCGCAAGACGTTTGCGGTTCATGCCTTGTTCCTGCTGCTAATGGCTTTGGCCTTGGCTCGGGCGTCCTCCTTGCTAGAGGCTCCCCATGCCTTGAGTGCGAGGGCTAGGCGGGTGGGCTTACCGTCCTTTGCCATCGGCCCCGGCATATTGCCCATCCTTGCGAGGAAAGAGGCTCGGCGTGGATTGTCACCCGACTTAACCGGGGGCTTTAACGTCCCGCCTGTCTCGGCCTTATACGAGGCACGACCCTTGGCGTTCAGCCCGCCTTTCGCGTTTTGCCCCTCTTTTCGTGTCCACGCGGCTGTCATTTGTTTTCTTTCTTGGCCGTCTTGGCGCTTTCGCGGAACGCTTTAGCGGTCGGTGCGCCGGGTTCGCCCGGTTTACGCATACGCTCGCCCGAACCGGCCTTGATGCGTTCCTGCTTTGCCAAAATGTTGGCGTACAGCCCTGCCTTTCTCATTTGAAACGCTCCAGTTTGTAGACCAATGCGCTGATCTCGCCCACGATTTCGTCAATGACGTTCTGCAAGTCGGTGTCTTTCGGCAGGTCGCCTCGGATGCCCTTCACAAACGTCAACAGGCTGTTGGCGTATGCAGCAGCGTCTTTCTGTACCTTAAAACCCTCGGGGTAGTCAGCAAGAGGGATGATGCCGTAATGCCCTTGATACGCTTCGGCGTACTTGTCGGCCAAGTCCACGATGTTCTCGTAGTAGTGACCGAGTGCCTTGTGAGCGGCATAACTTGCCGTCTGCAAATGCAGAAAATGCGTAGCGGTGCTGCTGTGTAGCAATACGCCAACAAACTCGGCGGCGTCTTTGTGGCTCATTGCGGCGTTAGCCTCAAGGTGGGCAGGATTATTGCAGTCGTAGCATCCCCTAGCGCATACCGCTCTGTCAACTGACGCTCGGGCGGGTAAACGAGGATGCGCTTGGACAAGTCAAACTGCATGGCGTTCCACACGCCCTTTTCCACACCCTCAAAGTCATCTAGCGTAATGATGGTGTTTGGCGTGCAGAGTCGTGCAAGGTGCGCCTTGTCGTCGGGTTGTAAACGTCCGTCTAGGTGAAGCAGGTCAATCGGTGCGTCAAGTTTTGTGAACATTTCCGTGGAACTCCCGTGATATTGGGTAATAGAGGTAGCCAGCGGAAGTTTGAAATCGTGGGTCATGTCGCAGGTATGCGTTTTCGCACCTAAACGCGACAACACGAACGTAGATTTGCCGATATAGGTCCCGATCTCGGCCACGGTCTGCGGTCGGAAATAGCGCACAACCGCCCACAATGCGATTAGGGAGGCGTCATTAGTCGTACCAGTACGTCGGGCAGGGTCTAGTTTTTCCAAGTCCTGCAGAACGTGCCACGGCAGGTCAGGTAAGCCGTCAAAAAGAGTGTCCCAAATAGCGCGAGATAGTCGTTTTCGGTTTAAGTTCAGCATATAGTTTCCCTATGTTTGTTTTCTTTCATGTTGGCGACGACATCGCCATGCCAACCGCAATGGTGTTCTCCATTCGCGCCCACAACCCGGATGCGACCATTATTCAGGTCACAGACGACAAGACGCCAGCCGTACCCGGTGTCTCGCGGGTATTTGTGACGCAGGGCAATCGGCAGTTCTTGATGCAATGGCGCACTAATGCCTTTGCGGAACTTGGGTTGACCGAGCCTGCTATGTACATGGATACCGACATGATCGTGCGGCATCCGATTAGCCCTAGCGCGTTGCTTAAAGGCTGGGGGCCGGTAGCGATGACGCGCCGTGAATTTAACCGTGACGCCATCTTTAACCCGCGTCAGCGCGGTCAGGATTACAGCGAGTACGAGGGTAAGACGCTGGATCAGGTTTACCCCTACGTCGGCTGCTGCACCATTACGTCCGATTGGGGTGTGTGGGCTGACCTTGCCGAGATGTACAACGTCCTGCCGGATAAGTTTTGCGTGTGGTACGGCGATCAAGAGGTTTTGCGGGAATACAGTAAGCGCGTCAAGGTGCAGGACTTGCCCGAATCGCACTATGCCTGTCTGCCCGAGTATCTGAAGCAATATCCTGATCCGGCTATCGTGCATTACAAGGGCGTCCGAAAGGCACTTATGCCTACCGTAACTGCTCCGGCTTGATGGCAGCAAGATACCGTTCCATCAATTCGCGCACCGTGGCTTCGGGGTCACGCGCAACGTAAAACTCCCCGCGTGGCTCAAATATCGCTTGGAACCTTTCTTGGCTCGGGCGTAGTTTTCCTTTTTCTACCTTGATTTCTACCCAGCACACCCACGGCGTTCCGTCGGGCAGATTCCGCACGACGAGACGATCTGGAACGCCGCCGTTTGAGGCGTAATCGTGGACGGTGAATCCGGCTAGGGACAGCGCCCGGCCAATAAGGCCATCGTTCGCATCCCGTCTCGCCTTGTATCTCATTGCGTGCCTCGTTGACGCAGCGCCCTAGCCAAATAATCCACCACGTTCTATTCCCCCGCTTTAACTCTTGCACGCAGTTTCTCCACAGCCTTTTCACCCCACAACTGGCGTACCAGCCCGATTGTGTCCCTATCCGACAACACGGCAGCAGCGCCAGCCTCTCGGATTAGTTCCGCGACCCTATCACGGTTAACGTCAACGCCTCTGGCTAACTGTGCGTCGTAGAACTTTAAGCGGTTTAGCGGGGATTCCCGTACTGCGGAATTCCACATGGCCTGATTAGAGTGAAACTGATGTTCTAGGTTATGACTTGGCTTTGGCTTTTCCGTTTGTACTGATTTACTCGGAAAATAAGTGAATTCATCACCCATATATAACCTCTCTATGGTTTAGACCTGATGACTGATGGTGAACTCTGCACGGTTGAGACGGAGTACGCCTAACGTGGATCGTGCAGAGATTAGATGACTGACGGAGCCACCCTGCTGCGGGCTACATTTGCCGGTTTCCCGGTGCCATTCACGCTTCCCCGCTATACGCTGCGTGTCTAGAGGCTGGCCGCCCCGGTCTAGATTTAAGCCCTGTCTGCGCGTGGTTTCCCCGACCAGATGAGCCGAGGCGTATAGGTAGGTTGACAAGCCCGTTAACAGGACTAAACTACTCGTACGCCAGTTCGCAAAACAAGCGTAATGCCAGTCCCCCGGCAGCGTCAAGCCCCCTTCTCGGGGGCTTTTCGTTTTAGCGTCCACTAGCGTCCTTTTGGCGCTTTAACCAGCCCAGCCTTGTACTGCCACACCCTTTGCTGTGGGATCTCACCGTTGCGTATCCAACGGGATACAGCCGGGGGTTTAACGCCAAACGCCCGGGCTATACCGCTCGGGGAACCAAACTTCTTCAATGCTGTCTGAATGTCCATCCTGCTATTTAACCACGGTTAGCACTTTGAGTAAAGACCTAAATGCATAGCATCGTGTGTATGTATTTTTTTGTTAGGGGTGTTGACATGAGTTTAACTTGTGTTAATATAGCCCCATACCAGCAATGTTGCTGGCCCACAGATAGGAGCCAAAAATGAACAAGCGCCAATACATCCGCATCGCTGACCCGCGATTAGCGTACACAGGCACCCGCACAATGCCGATAATTTTATCGCGCACAAGAAATGAAGTTGCAACGTGGCTAAAAGCCGCACGGCAAGACGCAAAAACTGCACCGCAATTTGTTTCGTTAAAAAAAGTTGGGAGCGGGTATTTTAAAAAAATTGGCGGCAGTTACGACATGGTAATGCCTGTTTAAAAAAAGTATGGCGGGGACTTCCAACCCGCCTTCACTTCGGTTAACATACCCCACGTTGATAGACACAACACAGGAGCAACAGATATGCCTCGCAAAGACACTTTCCACGGTTTCGGTACGTTTTACGCCCTCGGCAACAAGTTTGAGGTGCGCGTGGAGTACACGCAGGACACCGATGGCGGCATCATCTTGGAGGCTGCCGATCTGATCGGCATCTTCCTTGATAGCGATAAAGCCGCTTCATCGCTTAACCACGACATCAAGTTAGACATTTGCGATCTTGGCGCAGATGACATCTTTGAACTTGAGGAAATTGCCACCCGCGATGCCTTGATGAACGGCCCGTATGGGGAGGATTACTAATGATCCGCTGGTTACCCCAAGCCATTCTCATTGTGGCGCTATACGCCACAGCAGCCATTCTTGACCCGTGCGGCGATGGTGGCTGCACCCCAGCAGAGGAGCGAGCAGCCCATGCACGATGACATTTGGAACGACGACGACTCATGGTGGCATCACCAAGACCAATTGATTCAAGAACTGGAAGAACAAGAACGCATAGAAGCCTGCAACAAGGCATTAGCAGAACTGAAGGAGCAAGAAGATGCAGAGTGAAACTTTAGGCGCATTGGCCGCCGCGCTGTCCAAGGCACAAGCCGACATCACGGGGGCGCTGAAAGACAGCAGTAACCCGTTCTTTAAGTCCAAGTACGCTGACCTCGCGTCGTGCTGGGACGCCTGCCGCAAGCAGTTAGCCGCTAACGGTTTGTCGGTGATTCAGACCACGCAGATGACCGAGCAAGGTTTGATGTTGGTGACAACGTTGGCCCACGCCTCGGGCGAATGGATTGCAGGGCAAATGCCGGTGCTGACCAAGGACGCCAGCCCGCAAGGGCAAGGCTCTGGCATCACCTACGCCCGCCGTTACGCATTAGCGGCCATTGTGGGGCTTGCACAGGTGGACGATGACGCAGAGGCAGCCCAAGGCCGTAAGCCCCTCACCGTTGACCCTAGGGGCGATCTAGGGCAAGACGTAGACCCCGCCAAACGGGATATTTTCGTCAACCAGTTCCGTGCCGCGTTTGATATGGACGCTGACGAGTACGACATCGCACTAGCGGTGCTGGCCGTCCACGAACTCGTCAACCCTGACCACGACCTGTATATCGCCGTAGCCAATGCCATGACGGCAAAGGAACGGTCTGCCATTAAGAAGTACATTCAAATGACAAAGGAGAAACACCGTGCCTGATTACGACCCGAACATGAAAGGCGTCCTGTTTAAGAACAACAAGGACGGCAACGAGAAGCGCCCCGACTACCGTGGCTCGGCAGTCATTAATAACGTGGACTACAACCTGTCGGCGTGGATTAAGTCCTCGCAAAAGACGGGCGATAAGTACATGAGCATTAAGATTGAGGCGAAGGGCGAGGGCAAGTTGTCGCGGCAAGGCGAGCCGCAACACCAACCAACCAAAAAGCCGCAGATAACTGAAACAAATTGGGATGACCTTGACACCCCATTCTGATTTTGAGTCTAGGTTTCGGGCTAGTCGCCCCGCAGAGATTGTGGTGGCGACTTACCTGCTGAACCTAGGGCATACGGTCACGTTGCCGAAGCGTCGTTTGGCGCGTGACTTTGCCGACCGTGCGGAATACGCCGACAAGGGCGATATATACGCATCAGGCAAACGGATAGAGGTAAAGCACATCAAGCATGACTTTGGGTATGAAGCGTGGCCGTTTGAGAAAGCCGCTATCTGCGCCAAAAAGTCGTTTGATGCTGCTGACCCTCGCCCTGACTACTACTACATCGTCAACGCCAGCATGACTGTAGCGGCGTTGGTGGACGTTAAGACGACGTTTGCCGATTGGCGTGTGCAAAAAATAGTGGATCGGGAGCGTGGCTATGACTATGACGTTTACGCCGTGACACCCGAGTATCTGGGCTGGCGGTACATAGATTTTGAGGAACGACTATGAAGGTATTTATCGGTTGGGATAGCCGCGAGGACATCGCGTATCAGGTGTGCCGTAAAAGCATCCTAAAACACGCCAGCATCCCGGTAGACGTTCAGCCTATTAAGCAGTCAGAACTTCGGGATCGTGGCCTTTATTGGCGAGAGACTGATCCGTTGTCGTCTACGGAGTTTTCGTTTACCCGTTTTCTGACCCCATACCTCGCCGGTTACGACGGCTGGGCGGTATTTGTGGACTGCGATTTTCTTTTCAGGGGCGACATTGCGGGACTGCTGGACTACGCCGACGGGGCAAAAGCGTGCTTTCTTGTAAAGCACGACTACAGGCCTACGGAAACCGTCAAGATGGACAACAAAACGCAGCATCAGTATCCACGGAAAAACTGGTCATCGTTTATGTTTATCAACTGTGGCCACGAACAAGTCAAGGCTCTGACGCCCGAGGTGGTCAACACACAGACGGGTATGTACCTACACCGTTTTAATTGGCTCACCGATGACGTAATCGGGGAGTTGCCGATAGCGTGGAATTACCTTGAAGGCTGGTATACACGCGACCAATGCCCGAACCCGATTGCCGTACATTTCACCCGCGGTGGCCCGTGGTTTGCCGATTGGACGGATGTGGAATACGGCAAGGAGTGGATGCGTGAAGCGCATATTCCCTAAAGGCACGACGCCCGAGCAGTTAGCGACGGCTGCCGCTCGCATGGTGCAGGGGCTATCGTCTGACCGTGCGTGGTGCATAGAGGTGTTGGAGTGGCGTAAACCGCGCACCGATCAACAAAACCGTTTTCTGTGGGGCGTGGCATACCCAGCGATTCTAGAGGGCGGCGGTGAGGCGTTGGCAGGATGGACACGCGACGACCTGCACGAATACTTTCTTGGGGAATGCTTTGGTTGGGAAACGCTAGAAGGGTTTGGACGCAAACGTATGCGCCCGCTCAAACGCTCTAGCAAATTGACCAAACAAGAATTCAGCGAGTATTTGATGTTTTTAGAGATTCGCTGTGAATACATGGGCATTGTGATACCGGAGCCTGTATATGGTTGAACCAGACACAGCCTACTTGTTAGGGCTAATCATGGGCATGGCATTTATGCTGTTGGTGCTGCGGTGAGCCTGCGCAAAGAGGCAAAGGGACGCGGCTGTACCGTACGCATACCCGGCGTATGCAATTTCAACAGCGAAACCGTCGTGTTAGCGCATATCCGTTTAGCGGGCATTAGCGGTATGGGCATGAAATCACCCGATCTGCTTGGAGCGTGGGCGTGTAACGCTTGCCACGACGAAATAGACGGCAGAACACATAAAAGCGGGCTGTCACGCGACGAACTACGCCTAGCCCATTACGACGGCATGGCGAGAACTATTGTGCAATTAGAAAAAGAGGGCTTGATATGACCCGCGACGACATCATCCGAATGGCGCAACAAACGGGATGGGATTTTGGATACGAAATGTGTGTTGAACACGTTTGCGAATTCGCCGCCCTCGTTGCCGCAGCCGAGCGGGAGGCGTGTGCGAAGGTGTGTGACGGCATCCGGTACAACGGTTATTGGCCGCCCGAAGATGGCGCAGCGCCGGACTATTACAACAGCGCAGCGGCGGAATGCGCCGCTACCATCCGTGCGAGGGGCGTATGAGTTTCTGGATAGACACGCCGTATATACCGGCTTACGTTCGCAACGAGTTTTTGCACGACCAGCAAAAAGGGCACGGCGAGTTCACCGAATGTACTGTGTTTGGCTTTCGCGCCGAACCTATGCGCGTACCTATGTTTCAGATTATGACGGCACAAGGGGCGCAATGGGCGCGTATCCCTATCCATGCCCTATGCAGCAAGCCTTGTGACCCTATAAGCCTCCAGATTGCGTGTTGGTGGGATTCCTTTAGCCGGTTTTGCGAGGTGCGCGAGGTGCAGTTTTTGCGTAATCACCGCGTGCAGGGAATTGGACGCGACGGCGTGAAACGACCGGGCGTCTATCTTTTTACCGTATTTTGGGCTAATGGTGGCTGGGCAGAGGTGAGCGATCAGAGCAAAGACCATCACATTATCGCGTTAGACGGCGGGCAATGGATTGCGTACCCCAACAACAGGCTGTTGTGGGTAGACCCGTCATGGATTGGCGGGGATGTTCCGAGGGATTGGAAATCTCCGTCAGTCTCCTACAGCGTGGAAGCACTACCGTGAGATGGATCATTGACCTATGGCGACGATTGCAGACTAACCGTGACCGCGAATGGCGTTCTGTGCCAGCCCCTAACTGGCGCTGTGCGCGTGGAGGGCGAGATATATGGTGAAAGACGACGTAAGCCCGCCGGGTGCGTGGAAGGAGGAGATGGAACGCGCACCGTGGGCGTTTGGGCAGCGCCAAGGGGATCGGGTAGCCAATGCGCTTGTGGCGATGCGCCGAGCCGGGTTAGCCGATGACGCGATGGTGCTAGAGATGGAGATAAAGACGCTACGCGCCGAGTTAGAATATCTACGCCGCTGAAGGGTCGTCTAACGGTAGGACAACGGACTTTGACTCCGTGAATGTTGGTTCAATCCCAGCCCCTTCAGCCACTTTCGGCGGCCAGCGGAACGGTGCGGTGCGTAGGTAGTATTTGCCTATGCAGATGCACACGCCGCCGAGGTATTGGTGTTCGTGCGAGCAGTAATACCCTTGACCGTTGGCAGGGCAAAAAAACACGCAATCCTGACAACCGTTAGGGATTACCCAACTCGGCTGCGTAGCCATGTCAGATATTCCGCGCCTTCCTCGGGTTCCCACCATACTTTGATCAAGTCAGGGTGATCGCTGGGCAAGTCAGGGTTAATCGTGGTTAGAGCGCACGGTGACAAGCAGTTGTCACGAAAGCCACGTTCTTTTGCGTAACGATCATAAATCTTATAACTAGCCACCTTCATCGTGTGCATCGTTATGCCAGATATTGCATCTTTTAGGACGCTGTAAGCGCTTTCATGCTTATGCCCTGCGACATACAAGTGGTCGCGTGTGCCCATCAGGGCGGCTTTCATGGGGCCGTGGGCGGGGTTCCAGATAGACGAGCCGCTATGGTCATGGCGGGCGTTCACGCGCACTTCCGCGCCATTCGGAAACCGCAGCGCGATGCGTGCCTCGGATGACTTGTAAAGCGAGTTTTGGTGCTTGGCTATCCAGCGCAGAGGGTCGCCCGAGCCTGACCATAGGTCATGGTTGCCGCCAATCATGTATAACCACCGGCAGCGGTTGACAAACCATTCGGCCAACCGCCATGCCTGCGCCGCAGAGGTTGCCTGATCGCCGTAAAGCCTTGCTAAACGCCCGACCCAGTTATTAGTGGTATCGCCTACGTTGCAGGCAAACAGCCCCTCTGTCGCGTTTACAAGGGCTGTGTGGCGCTCTATCGCCTCAATGTCACAGCCGTCGTCGTCAACGTGCGGGTCGCCAAAGTGCAGCAACCCTATCGGGCCAGATAACTTGATGCGTATGGGAATAAGTTTGGACGCTTCCTCATGTTCCCGCTTGTGCAAGAACTTGCGTTTGCGCTGCTCTATCAGTTCCTCAATGGGAACGTCGTCGTTAGGCAACGGGGTGAATTCAAATTCATCACGCACAACCGCTGTATTGTGCTGGTAGGTGGAACCGGGGACGCTTAACCCCTTGCCGTGCATATCGTGTATGCGATTTAGCAAGGTTCTAATATTGATCCCGAGTTTTTGTGCTGCTGCTGCTCTAACGCCTTTTGATTCTTGTAAGGCTTGCAGTATTTGTTCGTCAGTCGCCTTTCTTAACGTCACGTTTAGCCTTCCTCTTAACCGTTATGCCGAGTTCCTTTCGGCGTTTAGCGGTAACTTCAGGGGCTAACTCGGCTCTCCATTCCAAGTGACCATCAACTAGGCGGTATTCCTCTTTGTGCGTTAGCGCACAGTCGCAACATTCGGTATAGGTGTAGCCCTTCACCCGATACCATGACCCTTCGTGCATTTGCACAACAGGAATTTTCTTCATAACAAGCCTGCCTCTGCTTGTCTGCGTTTCACTAGACCCGGCAGTACTTCCCCCCCGCCACGCGTCCAGCGCATCAACTGCGTTTTCGCAGCCTCCCAATCTTGATTGTCTACCTTTCTTCGCAAAGTGGATGCGCGATACCGCGCAACTCCAAGATTATACGAAAAATCTATCATAGCACCCAATATCTTTGGATGTGCAATGAGAAGCGGTGATGCGCGTAGTACGCCAACGGCGTAGTTGGTTCGCAGTTCCGATAACAGCCATTCTTCAGCCTGTGCTTTGCTGATCGGTGCGTCGTCCATCGTGACTCGCGTACCGTCAGGCTTCCAAACTGTGCCGTAACCTATTGTGGGGTATCCGGCAGGGCAAATATACGGCTTACTGCGGAACCCCTCAAAATGCCTGCATAGTTCGGCGGCAATGCCGATAGCCTCATCTAGTGCGCTCATAGACTCTGCCGACAAACCAGAACGACAGGATCATGTTAAGCACGGCCATGTCATCAGCGCCCCACATCGTTGTTAGAACGGCTTTCCAGTCGCCGTTTTGTTCAAGCGCAATAAGAAACGCAGCAATTTTGACGGCAGCGTAAGCGATGACAAACAAGTAAGTGACAAACGGTCTAACGAGGGCTGATATAGCCGCCACCACCTTGCCAGCGGCTTTTGCGGTAACGCTCTGCTCTTTGAACGCCTCACCCATTGCCTCCACTTCAGCCATCGTCATTTGGGCTTCGGTTTGGCGCATAGCGATTTCGCCCTTGACTTGGGCAAACCGCATCTCGGCGTCCAGCATGGCTAGTTCGTGTTTGCGCTCGTTCTTTTGGTCAAGGAACTTGAGCGCCTCGGGAGCCAATCGCAGCAACCCGCCAAACACACCGCCGAGTAGGGTTTCTATCACTTTTGCACAGCCTCAAGAAGTAACAACGCCATGCTGCCAAGCGCACCAAGCAGAATCAGGATGATTGCGCCGCCTACCTTCAACATAAGTTGTTCAAGGCGTTTAAGTCGGGCGTGGATAGCCTCATAACGTACTGCACAAACGTCAATGTGGCTTGTCACGGTGACTTCTAGTTCTTGGATCGTGGTCATTGCTGTACTTCATCCGGCTTGGGAATTAACGGTTCTACCTGCGCCTTTAGTTTGAGCCACAACGGGTGTGCGCCCTGCGCGGTAGGCAGGCTGCCAAGGAGGTTGACGATACCTACCGCCTCCTCCAGCGTTACCTTTAGGTCAATCTCGTTCACGGCGTCACCCACGGGAGCGGCGGTGAAACGACGGGCGGGTTGATTTGGTTAGCAATCTGCTGCTCCACAGCCGCTTCGGTTGCCGCCTTATCAACGCCATTCGCCCAGACCCAGCCGAGGACTTGATCCTGCGTCAGTTGGTCATACGGCGTGAAAGCCTCACCCTGCACCACGGCAAACGAGCAGGTGCTATAGACGCTGCCGCTGTAGTCGCCGTCTACGCCGTTGCATTGCCAATGACAACAAATCACGTAATCCGCGCCTTCCGCTGTTTGCGGGAGACAATCCATCTGGGACACCGACCAATTTATTTCAGTAGCCATTATTTGCTCTCCAGTTGTGCGACACGCGCACGCAGCGATTGAATTTCTTTCACCAGCATCGGGACAAGTTTGCTGTAATCCACCGACCACATCTTCTCGTCATCTTCAGGCTTGCTGACGGCTTGCGGTGCGACTTCGTGCAACTCCTGCGCGATAAAACCATAGTCAACGTGGTTGCCCGTTTCTTTCCAATCAAACTGGCGAACTTGCAGCGCGTCCACTTTATTGCCAGCGTCAGCAGCGTCAGCAATGTTGTCTTTAAGGCGAGCATCTGAAGTGACGTTATAGGAGACTTGTCCTGCGCCACGGTTATACGAAATTGTGCCTCTTAAAACACCGCCATCTGTATAAAACTCTTCAAATAAATTGTCGCCAGAAGTTGCTGTGTTGTATGTGACATTTACTGGGTTAGCCGAGGTTGAGCAATTTGCCCACACCGCACCACCAGAACCGCCATCAATGGTTATGCGTTTGCTTTGATACGTCGTCGTCCCAACCAGCAAATCCCCCCCTGCCGTCAGCGTCATCGCGGGCGAAATGCCAAACGTCATGTACCCGTCATTGCGGATATATAACAAATCACTTGGCGTGGAGTTTCTTACCACCATAGCCACGGAGCCGCTGGTGGCTCCAGAGCCTTTCACATACAGCCTAGCGCCTGCGCTGTTCGCTGTATCGCCAACCAGCAAATTCCCACTCGCATCCAGCGTTAGCGCCTGCGTGAACGAGATGGCGTTGCCTGCGGTGCCGGAGGGGGCTGTGAACCACTGAAACGCGCCATCTAACTGCTTGGCATTTGTTGCGGCAGCGGTTCCAATGTAGCGAAAATCCGAACCGTCGTAATACCAATTTGAACCAAAATTAGTGTTGTTGGTATTTCCGCCAAGAGAAGAAACGGATGCGTTTCGCACTTGCAATCCAAGAACACTCCCCCACGCACTCGGCGTGACGCCCAGACCGAGGTTGCCGGAGGAGTCAATAGTAGCCGCAACAGCGCCGTTGGTTATAAATTGAACTCCATAAGCATTGCCGCTGCCAAAATAAGAATGATTATTTAATACACCAGATGCATTTGTTGACCCGGAGTTGTTAAACCCCATATAGGTATTTTGAACGCCACTCGTTGCAACATTGACATAACTATCTGTGCCAGCGGCAGACAGCGACAAGATGTTTCCTGCAACGTGCAACTTCTGGGTAGGCGAACTCGTCCCGATGCCGAGGCCCGTGGTGTCAAGGCGCATCAATTCTGAGCCTTTATACCAAGTAAGAGCATCTGACCCAGACGGTATAAAGTTATACCAATCGGCAGTCGTTCCGCCTGTTCTAACAATATTTAATCCAATGTTTCCAGTTCCGGTGTTTAATGCGCGTAAATCACTGCCAGCAATTACTTTGCCTGCTGTGTTAGAAAAATCAGTTCCGTTGTACGTCAGCGCAGATCCACTCGTCGCCACCTTGCTGCCGTCCAGATACAGCACGCCGTTGGCGGTGCCGCCGTTGAGCGTGAGGTTGCCCGAGAGCGTAGCCGTGCCTGCGTTAACCGAGGCGATGGACGCGCCCGTAACCGTCAGTCCCGTAATAACCGCCGTGCCGACATTAGCCGACGCTACGCTGGCACTCGTCGCGGTCAGGCTTGTCACCGTTCCTGTGGTGATAAGTGCTACAGCCGCATTAGCCGACGCTACAGAGGCGCTGGTTGCGGTGAGGTTAGTCAGCGTGCCGATCGTAATAACGGCTGTACCAACGTTAGCGGAGGCAATAGACGCACTTGTAGCCGTCAGGTTGTTGATAACCGCCACGCCCGCGTTGATGGAGGCGATAGAGGCAGCCGTAAACTGAAGGTTGCCGATGTTGGCCGAGGCAATAGATGCGCCCGAGGCGTTTAGCGTTGTGACCGTGGCAGTCGTCAGCAACGCAACGCCTGCGTTCATGCTGGCAACCGAGGCAGCCGTAGCCGTGAGGCTAGTAACCGATCCGGTCGTGATGGCTGCAACTGCCGCGTTCATAGAAGCGGCAGAAACCGTCGTAACGTTGACTTTGCCCGTGGCGTCATCAATGACCATAGACGCGGTGCCGTCTTTAGCCTTGATGTTGGTGACTTCAAGGTTGGTCAGGTCAAGGGTCGTCGTATTGACCGTGGTAATGGTCGCCGTCGTAAAGACCGCCGAGGCAGCCGAGACGGTCGTAAAGTTACCCACAGCGGGAGACGATCCACCGATAGTGGTGGCGTCAATCGTGCCGCCGTTGATGTCGGCGGTGGTTGCTACAACGCTGTTTAGCGTGACAACGCCTGTGGAGTCGGCAATAGAGCCTGCGGCAGTACCGTCTTTTGCCTTGAGGTTAGTCACTTCAAGGTTGGTACTGTCTACGGTCGTTGCGTTGACGGTCGTAATGTTGCCGGTCGTCGCGCCTACGGTCGTAAACGTACCCGCAGCAGCCGTGCCGCCGCCAATGGTCGTGCCGTCAATGGTTCCACCGTTGATGTCGGCAGTCGTAATCGTGCCGATGTCAGCCCACGTTCCCGTGACCGAGACGTTGTTGGTCAGCGTCCAACCGCTTGCTTGAAAGTTAACCGTATCTGCAGCCGCGTTGCCGACTTGCAGGTTGCCGTTAAGGGTCGTTGCACCGGCTACTGTCAGCGTGCCAGAGACGTTGAGGTTAGTGAAACTGTTGACCGGGCTGATTAGTTGGAAGCGCGTGCCGTCATACACAACAGCAACCATTTCGCCCGACACAATGTCACCGGCCACAAGGGCGGTCGTGCCATCGCGGGTGACGTTTTTAGCGCCGAGGGTGTCAATGTTGAGCGTGACTGCGCCCGTGTTCGTAGCCGGGGCGACAAAGTAGTACACAGCGCCCGTGACGTAGGCGACCAATGCAGGCGTCAGCGTACCCGTCAGCGTGTCCGTACCCGTTACCGTAACAAGAGCAGCGCCGTTGCTTTGAATCTGCGCGACCGTAGCCGCGTCCGAGGCAGCCGTGCCGGTAGCAAGGTTGGTAATCTTGAACCCGCCCATTGGGATGTTGGCGGTCGGCGTCGTCTGCCCGTCTTTGGTGATACAGGTAGACAAGCCGTTAGCAAGGTCAGACGTTAGCGCATTGAACGTCGTGGCCGAAATGACGGTGTTAGCGACGACGGGTTGCCCTGCCGAGTTGATGACGAACGTGCCGGAACCGTTAAAAGACATCTGTGCTTACTCCTGTGCTGTGATTGCGCCAATGCGGCCAGTTGATTGCCTGCCGAGCGCCTGCGCTAATCGTCGTCGCTCCATATATTTACGCATGTCGCGCAATTCATCCATTGCGGGTTCACCGCGCTGCAACAACATTCTTGCTAATTGGTTACGCGATGCCTCTGGCATACGCAACCGCGAGAATTGTTGTGCGATTTCTTGCGCCATGCCAAGAGAATCGCCCTGCGCTGCGCGAGTGGCTTGCAAGCCCCGCGCAAGCGCGTTTTGATCGTCTGCGCCAGCCATAAGACTGTATGTTTGCGATCCTTGGCCCGCTTGCGATACGCGGCGCAATTCTTCTTGCTGCAAAACCGCTTTTTGAAACTTTTTAAAGTCGTTGCCAAACACAATTCGCAACCGGCTTTGCAAAGCGGGCGACTTGTATAGGCTTAACAACTGCGTTTGACCGCTAGGCGTTCCTGCCTTGTCGCGGATAGCCTGTGCAGCGCCCAAACGGAACGCTTCTAATTGTGCAGGCTCTAATGAACCAACAATTTCGCCCAATTCTTCAACATCTTGATTGATAACGTCGCGGCCACGCTTCATTGCGTTTTCAAGCGCCGTTTCTCCTTCAAAAATTGAACGTGCTTGGCGGTAAATGCTTTGCCCTGACGCGTCTTTGGGTGACAAATTATCAAGTTTGCTGATCAAATCACGACGCAAATTGGTGTAAACGCGGCTTTTATTGGTTGGTTTGCCAAATTCGCCTTTTGCCGCTTCTTCTACGTCGTACAGCGTGCGTTTGAGGTTATCCAAAACATCAAACGGCACTCGGTCGCCCGGCTTAATGTTGCCCAAGTCCAATTTAACGGGCATACCACTAACCATTGCCAATTCTTCAGCCTCGGGAAACGCCTTACGCGCCCGAGAAATGATATTTGCCAATTCCGGGTCAATATCAAAATCCACATTACGCAGTTGAGCGTAAAAAGGCTCCGATTTAGCCTTGGCTTGCTGTGAAAATTGTTGCGCAGTAGCCCTAAACGGAACGCCTTGTGCGTCTAATGCTTCTTCTGCCGCTCCAACAAGAGCAGGGCCGCGTCCCGCCTCAATGCGGCGAGATTCACGACGAGTCAACGTTTTGGCAGAACCCGGTTGATTGCGCAGCAAACCTAATTCACCCGCCGCAGATTCACCCGTCGCCGCAAGCGGGGCAGATGGCCCCAATTTACGCAGTCGCGCTTCCGCAATGGTTACCGGATCAGCATCACCGCGCATAATGCGGGCTTCCATGTCGCGCTGAAGTAACTGCGCCAAACGTTCACGGGCTACAGACTTTTCAAATTTATCGCCAACTTTAGGGATTTTTGGCCCGATGTGCCGACCCGCAATGCCAAGCCCTTTCATGCCAAGAGCCGTACCGCCGCCGTACATTGTGCCTTCAAGCGTGCCACGGGTTACATCTTCCCGAAACTGCGGCAAATCCTCGGCTTCACTTGCGCCAGCGGCAGACAATGCGCTTTGACCCACAACGGGAGCCATTGCGCGATAACCGCGGTACAGCAAATTGGCTCCGGCAGGAATTGCTGCCCCGCTTATCGTTAGGGGTAATGTAGACAACGCACCGGCAATTTCCGTTCCGGTTGCTGCCATTGGGTTTTCTTCAGCAAACTGCCGTTGGCCGCCACGCACAATGTCGCGCACGCTTGTGTAATCGGCGCGAGTAGGCGGCTGATCCGTACCGCCCATTGCGTAAGATTGACCCAACTGCCCAAAAGCAGCGCCGCCCGCCATTTCATCAAGCAAGTTAAACGTTGCGCCTTGTCCTGCGGTAATAGCCGCTTGCGCCGACGTTGGCATACCCGTTTGCGTGCGCGGCTTGGCTGCTTGCGCCGCCTCTGGAACTTGCCTTATAAGCGCGTCAATCAATTCCTCATCAGTAGCGTCGGCTGGCCCCTTTATTCGGTAAACCTTTCCATCTGGCGCTTTGACAGGAAATACTTTGGTTTCTGTCATTGTTATTCCGCCTGATCTCGTAACACTTGGAAATCTCGCGTTCCGTATGCGGCTGGAGCCACAATGTCAGGGAACATATTGGGGAGCCCCTTGAATTGCGGCAATTCCCGCGTGCGAGCGCGAACCTTGTTGCTGCGAGCGATGGCTGCACGACCAGACTTTTCGTTAAGCGTGGCAAGATATTCCAAGTTGCCTTGGCTCAACTCAATTTTACCGGCAGCGGCTTTTTCCAAGAATTCGCGGTCTTTATCAGTAAAGCCTTGGCCACCACCTAAACCGCTAGTGCGAACGTTAGCCAATGTTGTTTTGGCAAGTTCGGCAGCAAGGTTTTCAGTAATTGTTGCGCGGTCTTTCTTAACAAATCCGGCAGTTGAAAGGGCTTTTTCAAAGCCAAGCCGCGCTTCTGCGCCTGTTCCCGTAATGGGGTTTTGCGCCAACAAATCACGCACTCGGTAAGACGATTCAATTTGCGAGATCGCAAGGTCGCCAGCCTCAAGAGCAGCCGCATCTTGTTTTGCCAACAATCCGGCAAATTCTTCGCCGTATTTGTTAGAAACCTTTTCACCCGGCAACACATTGGTAATGTTAGTGGACGGTCGTTTTGTTGCTTGAAATGCTTCAAACGATTTTGGTGTGCGACCAGCCTTTGTTTCTTGCGATACATAGAACTCATAGTTCTGCATATCGTTAGTTCCCTCTGGCGCTTTTAACGGCTTTTCAAGTGCAAACGGATCGCGTGTTTCTTGATAACGCTTACGGCTTTCTGGTGACGCTTCCATGATGGCTTCAATGCCAACTTGCGGCTCACGGCCTAGCATCAGTTGGGCGTAGCGTTGCGCCATTGGCGATCCAGTCGCCATTGCTTGCGTCAGTCGGTCTTGCCGCTGTTCATAGGTTGGCATAACCGTCTGCATCTGCGGAGGCGTGTATTTGCCGCCCATTTGCATTGGGTCAGCAAACATATCTGGCCCCATAGTTTGCTGTTGCGGGCCAAGTTCGCGGCGCAGCGTCTCAAAGCCTTGTAAGTCAGCCTCGCGGGCTTTTTGTTCGGCTTCTTCAGCCTTTTCGCCAGCCTTTTTAGAGCCGTACGCTTTTAGCAGTTTACCGAGGGCAGCAGCGGGCGATGGCATCGCACGAAACCCTTGGTAAGTGAACGGTTCGTCCTCTGCCGCTGCCTGTTCTTGCAGTAGTTCGGCGTAACGGCGCATTTGCTCTGCCTTACGGCGTTCCTGCTCGTAAGGTGACGGGGGCGTAAACGCTTGGTAAGTTTTAATTGCCATCAAAGTCCCCTCGGTAGGCTCCTCCCTGCGGCGTCGTCATGCCGGGGGAGGACGGATAACCGCGTGCGCCTGCACCCATTGGTTGCCGTGGGCGCATCATGCCGCCAATTTGCGGTGCGCCCTGCTGCGGCGGGGCCATTGCGCTCATGGCGGGGTTGCTGATCGGCCCTTGGTACTGCTGCGGGCCGGGAGGGCCGTTAAAGTTCATCGCTTGCGGCGGCATACCGGGAGCCGTGTTAGGCGTTGCGCCTGCATACGCTGACGACGAACGCATTGCTTGTTGCGGAAACGGGCTGTTAAGGCTGCTGTTGCGCTCTTGCATTGCCATAACACGCGCCAACTCTTGTGGGCGACGGTCGGGCTGCATGGGCATATTCATTGGGCGGCGTCCGTTCATGTCATGTCCTCACAAAAGTCCGTAGTTGACCATCTTGTAACCGTCAGGCCGCGTCAATACGGCCACCGGCAACACCGTCTCCACTTCGTCGGCCATTACGCCGCGTTGGCGCTCGCCGCCGATGTCGTACTCGTATACGCCGATGCCGAGCGGGTGAGTACCGATACGCACAATGTTGGACTTCAAACGGCGATCCGAAAACATGATGGCGGCGCTACCAAGGTTTCCGGCCAATCCGTACAAGCCCGACATATTGCTGGCGGCTTGGTTTGCGGCAATGCCGTAACGCTGCATAGCGGCGGCATCCTGCGCCTGCATGGCTTGCAGGTACGGAGTCGCTTGCACCTGCACCGGGTTGTACGCTTGGAACTGCGGCATTTGCACCTGCGATCCCGACAACAACGCTGAAATCTCGTTGAGCGGCTGATTGCGTAGTGCCAACTGCTGCTGCAATGCCTGCTGCACCGCTTGGTTCTGGAACGTCGCAGCGCCAGCCTGCTGGTTGTACATCTGCTGCTGTGCGGCGTTCTGTGCGGCTTGTTGCTGCAACGCGGCTTGCTGGTTTTGCAGGATGGAAGCGTTGTACAGCCCTTGGATGTCCATCGTCTGACCAAAACGCTGTTGTTGCGCTTGGTTGGCGGCGGCTTGGGCAGCCAACAACTGCTGGTACTGCTGCAACTGCGCTTGGTTGCCAAACTCGGCTTGCGCTCCTGCTTGTTGGAAGCCCTGTGCTTGGCGTGCGAGGTTGGCTTGGTATGCAGCCAATGCTTGCTGTTGGTTTTGCGCCAGCGCTTGGTTTTGCAATTCTTGCGCGGTTACTTGTTGACCGAATTGCTGACCCTGACCGGCCAACAACGCTTGGTAACGCTGCAAAGCAGCCTGCTGGTTTTGCGCGAGAGCCTGATTAGCAAACTCGGCTTGCCCCATTTGCTGTGCAAATTGCTGCTGTTGAGCGGCATTAGCAGCCTGTTGCTGCTGTAGCGCCGCTTGCTGGTTCTGCGCGAGTGCTTGATTGCCCAACTGCGCGGCTTGCGTTTGCTGCCCAAAGGTTTGACCCTGCAATGCAGCGTTGATCTGCGCTTGTTGTGCGGCAGCGGCTTGGTTTTGCGCGATGGCTTGGTTGGCAAGTTCCTGCGCTGACAACTGCTGACCAAACTGTTGTGCGCCTGCTTGATTCTGCATTTGTGCAGCGGCTTGCGCTTGGGCAAAGTTTTGCGCGATGGCTTGGTTTTGAGCCTGTGTCGCCTGCTGCCCCATTCCAAACTGCGCTAACAACGCATCGCGGTTGAATTCCCCAGCGCCGACCGCCTGACCGTACTGCTGCGCCTGTGCGGCGTTAGCAGCCTGTTGGGCGGCAAGGGCTTGCTGGAAGTTCTGACCGATGGCTTGGTTTTGCGCTTGTGCGGCTTGCTGTCCCGTCTGGAACGTCGCCAACTGCGCTTCGCGGCCAAACTCGCCTGCGGCTACGCGCTGCAAGAAATTTTGCTGCTGGGCTTGGTTGCCCTGCTGCGCTGCGGCTAACGCTTGCTGGAAGTTTTGCGCTTGGGCTTGGTTTGCGATCTGCTGGGATTGGGCTTGCGTCTCAAACCCGGCTAATGCGCTTTCGCGGCCAAATTGAGCGCCTCCAAGTTGCTGCGCGTAATTTTGCGCGGCGGCTTGGTTAGCCAATTGCTGTGCGGTTTGTCCTTGTGCAAAGTTTTGGGCAGCGGCTTGATTAGCCATTTGTTGCGCTTGCTGCTGCGTGCCAAATCCAGCCAAAGCGGCTTGTTGCCCAAACTCTTGACCTGCCAATTGTTGTGCAAAGCCTTGCTGTTGTGCTGCATTTTGCGCCTGCTGTGCGGCAAGAGCCTGTTGGAAGTTTTGTGCTTGCGCTTGGTTGATCGCTTGTTGAGCCTGTTGACCCATACCAAACGACGCCATTTGCGCTTCTTGTCCAAACTGACCGGCTTGCACGCGTTGTTGGAACGCTTGCTGCTGCGCCATGTTGGCGGCTGATTGCGCGGCCAACGACTGCTGGAAGTTCTGCGCCAGCGCCTCGTTGTAGAGGCCAAGCCCTTGTGCGCCTGCGCCAAACTGCGACAGCGCCGCTTGGTTAGCAAAGTCGGCCAGCGTTTGTTGCTCGGCAAGCCCTTGCTGACGCATGGAAGCGTCTAGCGAGATACCTTGCAATGCGGCTTGGGTACGCAAATCGTTTTCACGCTGCGCTTGCAGTTCCATTTCGGCGTTGTACGCCTCACCGCCGGGTCGCAAGCCTTGGTTGACAAGGCGCTGCTCCAACTGCGACCGCTCACGCTGCAACTGCGGATCAAGGCGCGACATGATGGCGCTTTGTGCGCTCATCCCTGCATTCACCGGCATAGCGGTCAAGCCCGCGGTGCTTAACTGGCGCTGAAGTTCGGGGGTTGCTAAATCACCGCGTGCATAACCAAACCGACCCTCTTGTACGTTGCGCGAGACATCGCCCACGCCCGAGAGGTTGAGGTTGGTTTCTAACGACGGTGCGGCAGGGCCGCCAATGGCTCGGCCAAACTGATCGCCCGAGGGAGCGTTAGCAAGTGCGCCGACGCGGCTGGCGTCAAACCCGCCAAGGTTAAGCCCCTGCGGGCCAGCGCCCGCAAAGCCGTACAGCCCTGCGCTCGGGCCAGCACCCGCGCCAAACCGCGAGGCGTCAAACCCACCAAAAGACAGCCCTTGCGGCCCCATACCAGCGGCAAATTGACCTGCGCTCGGGCCACCCTGCGCTGCACCGAGTCCAGACAGGTCAAGGCCGCCAAACTGCACACCACCCGGGCCACCCGTTGCGGTGCCAAACTGCCCGCCCGTGGGAGCGCCTTGCACACCGCCAACGCCAGCCAAGTTGAGTTGCCCGAGGTTGTACGCGCTTGGGCCGCCCGTTGCCATGCCGTATTGACCAGCAAAAGGGCCATACGCCACGCCGGTCGGGCTAACATTTGCGCCCGCTTGGCCGTAAGCGCCAAGGTTGACTTGCCCCGGCATACCCGCACCGGCTTGCACCCCGCCTGTACCTGCTTGACCCATGCCAGCAAGGTTTGGTGCGCCGCTAATTGCGCCCGTAGCGCCGATGCCGCCTTGCGCCTGACCTTGGTTTAACCCCGAGGTGTCAGCCATCCCAAACGCGCTGACGTTGGAGCCTGCTTGACCCTGCGGGGTAAATTGTCCCGGCACTTGGTCAGCGGTAAATCCAGTTTGCAGGTTAGTGGGCGTCGGTGCGCCTGCAACGACACCGCCTGCGCCTGCGGCTACGCCACCCGCTTGACCAAATTTAGTCAGGTCAGGGGTTTGGGCAACTTGCCCGTAATTAGCCAACGCCGTCTGAAGTTGCGGCAGTTGGGCTTGGAAATCTTGGTCAAGGAACTTGTTAAGGTCGCCAATCTCGCGCAACCCCAGCAGCGACATTGCCTGCTCGGCTTGCTGTTGGGAGGCAAAAATGTCCTTGGCTTTGCCGGTCAGTTCTTGGCGAATCGTCGGCTGTTCAACGTAAGAGGTGAACTGCTCTTGCGTTGGAACAGCGGCAAATTCGTTACCACCAGCGACTTGCGCTTGGTAGTCGGCCATCGCCTTGTCAAAGCCCGCTTGGTTGAACTGCGGGGTTTTGTTCCAAGTTACGGTTTGCGATGCTGTCGGCGTATATATGTTCGGATTGGACATATACGCCGATTGCTGGGCAGCCTCTTTGTTGGCTTGCCCTTGCAGCATGGCGATCTGATTGTAATCAGGTGTTGGCGGCGGCTTCGGCGAACTCTTGCCCATACCTAGACTCCAAGAAACGACACCGTTCTGGTGTTTGCGTCATAAAAACAATGTCTCCGTCGGGTGCGCCATTCTTAATACGCGCTTCCTCGGAAAACCCCATTTTCGTGACCAGTTTCAGCGCCCGGGTATGGTTGCTGGAAATCGGCCCTATTATCTTATCAACATTGCAGACGTTGTAGGCATAATCGTACACGGCGGTCAAATACGCCTTGTTGATGCGCTTCCACGCGATGTGGCAAACGACCGAACGCCCGTTCCACATCTCGTACACCGTCCCGGCGATTAACTCGCCGTCTTTCTCAAGTCCAATGGCTTCCGACCGTTCGGCGTGATAGCCCCCGTTGGTTTGGGCCGTGACCCAATGCCCCACATGGGGGCCGCTGACTATATTCCAGCCCATCCGATCTGATACACAACGTCAGTTGATGCCCATTGAACCTGCAAATTCTTGCTGCTGCTGTTAAACGAAATGGCTCCCGAGTAGCCGATGCCGGTCACACCGGATTGGTTGTTCGTGATGACCACATCGCTGCCCCATAGCGCAACGTCCCATAAACCGACGTTCCATAGTCCCGCCACGGTGGGCGAGAACGACACCGCACCCGTTTGGTCGGCGGTTTGGAAGTCGGTATTGATACCAATGACCACGCTCGGCTGACCGTTGCTAAAAATGCTCGGTCGTGCGCGGGTGAAATACTTAATGACGCCGCGAGTCTCAAAGTAGTTGAACGCTTGCAGCGCTTTCGTGCGGATCGGCTCGCCGTCGTCGGCATAACCGCCATCACCTGCCGTCCAAGCCTTTGCAACGTAGGTATTGCCGCCAAAATACGGCTCGTTTTCCACCAATGCCCAGCACGCAGCGTTCCAACCCGTGAAATTGCACCACGCTTTAGTGATGTTGTTCATCACAAACTGCTGCTGGCCGGTAGATACCGGCACGTTGACGATTAAAGCGTTGTTGAGCGGGTTGTAGAGTAACCCCCACCCAAAAGTGTCCTTGTAAGTGCGTGCCGCCGCCGCAAATGCGCCTTGTATCTTGTCCGATAGGGCGATGTTGGGGTCTAAACGCGACGATTGCAGCGCCGAGGCAAACGGGATCAGCCCGTCAAGCGTCAAAATGAGCAAGTCACCGCCATATTTCGCCATGCAACGACGGGAAATTGGCGCACCGATGATCCAAACACCGATTAGCGACCATGTAGAGGCGCTTGTGGGATCGGTTCCGCGATATACGGCCACTTCGCCTTGGTCAGAGATAAACACAAGGTTGTCGTCAACGCCGTAACCTGCGTCAATCGTCCAAGTCGCCATTGCCTGCAACTTGCCACCCAAGTGCATGACGCTAGATAGGTCTAGCACGTTGGCCGCACCGCCCACCGATGCTACCGGCAAGTACCATGCTTTTAAGGTGTCCTTTTCAATGAACCACATTCGGTTCTTGAACAAGGTTGGCTGGATTAGGTTGGTTGTGGTGACGCCTGTAATGGCAGGCGTAGACACACCGTCAATTGGGGTCCAGTTTGTGCCGTCGTACAGCAGCGGCGCATCCACGCCGTTAGCGGCATATAGGAACTGACCGCCGCCTGTGGTGACGTTGGTGTACTCCCATTGCGAATTAGCAAGGCTGGCAACTAGCGCCGATCCTGCCGTGCCTGCTGATGTAACGTCATAAATCCCACCGTCGCTGATGGCAAACAATTGCACATCTGACCCCGCGTTGTAGGTCATCAGCGTTTGCACCTCGGCAGGCAGCCCAACAGCGTGTTTGACGTATCCACCGCGCAAATTCACGTTAGACACGCTCGGGAACATATTTTCCAAATACACGGCGTCCGTCGGAGCCATGTTTGCCAGCGCGTCACGGGCGTTCCAGCCGCCGACAGGGGCAGGCAACGACGCCACGTTAGCCGTGGTGCGCTGGACTAACCGTCTGCGAACAGGAGACGCCATTAGGTGCTGCTCGTGCCGTAGCCGCTGTCAGGGATGTTGTCGTAACCGATCAACACCGTACCCGGTCGCGGGGCAAACGACAGGTTGGCCGCCGCCGTGTCCTGCGCAATGGCTGTCTCTAGTTCCGCAAGGTAATCGCGGTAAAGCGCCGTTGTATCAAAACCCTTGGCTTCAAAATACTTCAGTTTTGTACCCAAAACCATGACGCGATCTGGGTATACGCAAGTGTCCGTGTCGGCGGTAAAACTGTTTTTCGGCACAGCAAGGGCGCTTTCTGCCCATGCGGCGCTGCGGTACTCAAAGCCAAGCAACTCGCCACCGTTCATACCCGGCCAAATCTGGAAATACTTGCCGAGCAAACGCCAACGGATACGCGGGCCGGTGCTGATGTAGCCCGATAGCAGCCATTCCCATTGTTGCGGCGACTCGGGGCCGAGCATTTCCCAACGTTTGCTCTTATCCCAATGCGTGCGGTTGACCGTGCTGACGTAATCGGCAGGCAGGTCGTACTTCACTTTCTGGAAAATGACCTGACCGCTCACAACCGAGGCAGTCGGGGCGTAGTTCAACGTAACCGACGTAGAGCCTGTCACAGCCGTGATGTAGGTAGCGTTGGGGATGCCCACGCCCTGCACTTGGTATTGCGTAGACAGCCCTGCGGTCGTCGGGATGCCCGTAATCGTGGCGACTCCCTCGGCCCACGTTCCGGTCGTTGTGATGGCTTCCGTGTAGAACGTATGTTGGCGGGTTAGTTCGCGCCAATCAGCACGACGGAGCAACTCGTAACCGCAAGCGTTCATCAGAGCGAGAATCTGAATAACGTCCTGACTAGCGTTTCCCGCCACCGTTTGCGGCGTAGGGATGCCCAGTTCGTTTGTCACTTGCTGGACGAGTTGAACCATCGTGCTGCCCATGCTATGCCTCCGCTACGGTTTCCTTGGGCGGTCGTCCACGGCGCTTGGCCGGTTCGCCACCCAATAACTGCGCCATCTGTGCCTGCAATTCGGCCAACTGACGCTTGGTATCTTCCAATTCGGCGCTTGCTTCAACGCGGTTTTTGCGGTTCAAGTACAGCCTTGCCCGCTCACGCAGCCCAACGCCGCCCATGCCAATGCGCTGTAGTTGCGCGTCTGACGCTAAAGCCAACTGCTCTACCGTCACAAATTTGAGAATCACCAACTCTTGTATCTGATCGCGGGTGATTTCCTCGGGAGCGTCCTTTTGCCACTCTGACAGCGGGGTGCCGATTTCTGCGGCCACGCCATCGCTCTGTTGCGTCTGAAAGTACAGCCATTGACGCGGGAACCGTGACTTGTGTTCGTCGCGGAAAGGCTGGTCAATGATGTTGGTTTTGTCGCCGGGAGCCATGATGCGGCAGTAAGTCTTGCCCTTACCCGGCCCATCGTCCTTAACGTAAAACTCAACGTGCAACTGTGCGTCGGCGTTAGAAACATCGCTGTCTAATGGCATTGTCCTTGCTCCTGTGGGGATTACAGGTTGTTGACCTGTGTGATGGTACAAATGACCGAGGGGATCGCGGGCCAAACGCTTGTGGCGCTGGCAGCGAGAATTATTGCGTCACTATCGTCTGCGGCCCACATCAACTCAACGTAGTTGGCCGCCTCTAATTGTATGACAAAATTCCACGCGGCGACTTGTCGTGCCGCCGTTCCTTGCAAAGTCACGGTTGTGGTCGTGTTGGGGACGTTGTTGCCGTTTTTACGCAGCCAAATGTAAACGTCTGCCGCGCCACCCGATGCTTTATCTAACTGCGCGGAAAATTGCACGTTATAGACGCCTTGATTTGCCACAACCAGCCGCGAGGTAGGCGAGCCAATAGACACACCATTAGCCGCGTCCGTCGTGTTAAACGTCATCGCATACGCTTCATTGATGGATACGATGGTTTGCGTAGTTGTGTCCGAAAACGCACCGTAATGCAGGATCGGCACCGAGCGACCAAAGCCTTGCAGTTCTTCCCAAAGCGTATTGCTGACGGCAAAAAACATGGCCGAGCAATCAGGGTTAATTGTGCCGAACCCTGCGTTGTTGATGCTGCTGCTGGCGTTATATGGGTAAACGGTGATCGGGTTAGCAGTCGTGTTCTTTACGATGATGGTTTCGCCCATCTCGGTCGGCGGCAACTTGACGCCTGACCCTGCGGCTGCCGTTGTGACGTTGTTATACACATACGTCAGCGTTGTCGCGTCACCGGCTGACGTTCCTGCTGCGGTAACACTTGCTATGCCGTCGCCACAGATGGAGACGGTAGAAAGTTGAGTTACTCCGCTGTTTAGTACGCGAGAAGGGATAGCCATCAGGCTGCTTTCCGCTCGTCGCGCACACGCATGATTTCAGCAATCAGTCCCGGCCCTTTAACGTCTACCGTTATATCGGCCATGACCGAGAACAGTTTTTGAAACTCGTTGGCTTGCTGCGCCATTGCCATGTTGCAGTTGAACTTCTTGCCCTCGGGGCCGCCAACCCAGATGTCCACAGACGGGCCGGTATATTCGCCCGTAAAGCGCTTTAAGCCGTCGGCTCGGTTGCAACTGTCGTAGCCGTACATGATGAAATGACGGAACCCGAGCAAGTAGCCGATGTTGACGGCGCGTAGCCCCGATGTGGTGCCACCGCCTACGGCAACCTTGCCCGGGCCAATGGCTTCCATTTCCGGCCCCGGCGCCCATGAGTGCCACAACAACATTTTCCTACCCTTGAGGTAGTCAAACGTGGAGGGCGGGCAGCGCGAGGCTGGCATATAGATGGTATGGTCGTTTAGCCGCTGAATACCGCTCGTGCGGTCACGCGGGTCAAGGTTGACCCATAAATCAGGTTCAACGCCGTTTTCACACAAGAAATCATGCGCCGCTTTAATCGCCACAATCGGGCGACCGGCTTTACGGTGCGCTTTGATTTCGCCTATGAAATCAGGCATAGACCACCCGCTCGCCACCAACACCATGTTGCCATCGTGTTTGGTGGGAGCGAGGGCCAGTTCTGGCAAACCACGGGCAAGCGCCGAGCGGATATTGGAACAAAGTTCCTCCTCCGTACCCGCCGCCTGCACCGTGATTTCCAGAGGTTGCATCGTTAGAACCCGACAACGCCCGTGGCGATGTGCGGGTAGCCCGCGATGCAGGTGACGGCAGACGCAGAGGCCGCCGAGGTAGTGGCAACAAGGCCCGCCACCAAACCGCCCGTCACGGTCGCGTCGTCAAGGACGCCACCCGTGGCAGTCGTGAACAACGGCACCGACGGCTCGCAAGCCGTAGCAACGTTGACACGCGGCTTACCGCCCAACTGCACCCAGCCGTAATAAGCCGAGGCAATGGACACTTGAGCAAAGCCAATAGCCTTGCTTCCAGCCGAGTTGGTCGTGGTCAGCGGCACAACCGTGTTGTTTACGCTAACCGAAACGGCAGCGTAAGTCGCAACGGTTGAGGCCGCCTGCACATACAGGGCTTGACCGCCATCGCTTAAGTTGACAACGGTGCCAACGGCAAACGAGGGCGAGGCGTCGGTGTATTCAAGCGAAACACCGATCATATTGCTTACAGAAATAGACATTTGTTTGCCCTCTTAATCAATCAACACGCCTTGGAATTGAGCGCCCGAGCAGGTCAAGTTACCCGCCCAGCCGATCAACTTCACAATGGCGTCTTGGTTAACAGCCTGCCGCTCGCCGCCAATCGGCACAAAGTTGCGATCTTTGTGAGGACGGAAGTGCAGGTACTTGGTGTTGAGGAACCACATGTGGTTCGCGTTGCCAGCGCCGCTGTTATACGACGAGGAACCGATACCACCGTCCAGCACAACGTCAGACGCCATGCCAGCGCCGTAGTACTTGAGCGAGGCAAAGCCCGCGCCAGCCATGCCCGAACCGGACTCGGTGATGCGCTGGATGGCTTGCAACGATTGCAAGTAGTAACGGTAGTAGTTGTTGTCAGCAACGATCAGGTCAGGCTTGTCGGTGCCACGAACGAGTTGGACAGCCAAAGCGTCCATGTAACCCTGAATCGTGGTGGACGACACAACGCCCGAGCCGCTGACCGAGGCATCAAACACCTTGGACTGCCAGAAAGACCACACGGCGCGGTTGATGCCGCCGTAGGTGCCGGTAGTCGGGTCATCCGGCACAGCCGCGGCAAGACCCGTGAGGTTCTTACCCGCGTTGCCGGTGCCGTCGCCGTACAGGTCGCCCGAGATGCGGTTAGCAAGTTGGGCTTCCGCGACTTCCATGCGACCGTCAAGCAAGTCAATGATGGCTTCCTTGCCCGAGTTTTGGATCATTTCCAAACCCGAGATGGTCACAGCAGAGGCGTACTGCGTGATGCTGAACTGCGCCGACGAAATCGGGCTGTTCTGGCCAACGTTCAACACTTCGTAACCGCTGTACGAGTTGGTGTTGTTGGTGGTCGGATCGTTGTACATGATTTCTTGCAAAATCACGTTACCGCCCGAAAACGTTTTGACGTTCCCGCGCTCCTTAAGACGACGCAACAAAGCGTTGTTGTTCGTCACGTTGTCAGCGAGTTCACCGCTACGGCTCTGAATAGTCGTGGCAATGATGTCGCTGATGCTTGAGTTGGCAAATGCCATTTGATTACTCCTTCATCAGTTAGTTATAAGCGCGACTCTGTTTCGGAAAATGCTTCCTCTAGAATCGCACGACGGTTTGCCGCTTTTGGAGCCGTGTTAACGCCGGGTGTGGCGCTTCTGACACTCACCGCTGCTGCTCGGGCGGCTTTCGCTGCCCTGTTCTGCTCCTTGGCTTGTCTAGCAGCCACTTCAGCCTGTTGGGCTTTGTTGATCTGCTCAAACAAGTCAGGGTTGAGTCTGATGGCTTTCTCGTATGCTTCTTCCAACGTCTCGGCCATGCCACTCTGTAGGAGTTGGATCATGGTCGGACGGGCTTCCTCAAAATGATCAGCCTTCATACTAAATTGGTTGATTTCACCCAGCAGTTGTTGATTCTGCTGCATCTCTTGCTGTTGCTTCCAGCCCATCACCTCACCGCGCACGTTGTTCAACTCGTTTTGGAGTTGCCATACCAGCGGGTCAACTTGGGCTTGCGGCTGTTGCGGCATCTGGCCGTTCGTCGGCAGTTGGATGCCATACGACTGTGCCAGTTGCATGAAAAGTTGCATCTTTTGCTGCGGCGGGGCAGTACGCAGCGTGTAGTCGGCTTGCATTAAGGCTGACACCGCCTTTTCGGGCGTCAATCCCATGCCTTGAATGGTCGGCAGGTACGGTGCGATGGCTTCCTGCATGGTGTCGGCAAACTGCGCTTTGGAAAGCAGCGGTTCCACACCGGCACGCATCTGTTCCTCGCGTTGCCATGCATACTCTTGCATCTTCGGGTCGGCTTTTTGCCAAACCTCGTGATAATCCTTCTTCCACGACGCGGGAGGACGACGCCATACCGGCGGCTCTGCCTCGGGTTGCGCTTCTTCCTGCTCGGGCTGCGCTGCCTTTGGCGCAAACCGACCCTGTGCGTCACGCCCGTCAATCGGCTCGCCCTTTTCGGCTGCCTCTAAACCTGCTTCCAGCATTGCACGACGGTCATTTTCGGGCTGTTCGTCCCGTGCTGACTCAAATGCCTGATTGTTCTCGTCCATAACTAGCCTCTCCTGTGGGGATTGGTGAAATTAGCGTGCTGGCGTAGGTCGCGCAGTATGCGATCCGCTTGCTCGTTGGTCAGTCGGGTGTTGACCATGTGTTTTAAGCGCTCAAGCCGCGTGTCTACGGGCTTTTCGTGCCTAACGTGCTTGCTCGGATCTTCGTTGCCGACCTCAATGCAGTTGTTTGCCTTGAGATGGCGTCGGTGTTCCGAGCGGGAAGTGACCATTTTGCCGTCAATCATGCTTTTGTAAGGCACGATGTCAGGCATGACGTAGTGATAACGCCCTTTAGCGTCCTTCTTACGCTCTACAAACTCGCCGTCAATGTAAATGTAAGTGCGTTTCATTGCTCAAATGAGGGTGTCGGCATGGTTTTGCCCATCTGGGCGATGACCAGTTTGGTTTGGGCGTCAAGGTCAGCGCGGTAACGGTCAGCAGCCTGCTTCTGTTGCAGTTCTGCCGCCTTCAAGCGTGCCTCAAAGTCCATTTTCTGCTGTTCCATCGCCATTTTGGCTTGGTTACGCATCTGCTCCATCTGCATTTCGTGCTGCATTTTGGCTTGCGTAAGCGCAGATTCCATTTGCATCTTGCTCTGTTCCAACTGACCCTTTTGCTGCATCTCGGCTTGCTTGCCTTGCTGCTCGGGGTTCTGTTGTTGCATCGCCGCCTGCTGCAACTGCTGCAACGTAGCGTCAATCTGCCCTTCAATGGGACGCGCAGACTTAAACGCCTGCATACCAAAGCGCAGCAGTTCCATCATCATCGGCACCATTTGCGGGCTTGCCTGACCAACCGGCAGCGCTTGAGCAAGGAATCCACCAAACGCTTGCAAGAACTGCATACGGTCTTGCTTGTTCTGGTTCTCGTCCAACATCACAAGGCTGTCGGCGGCAATGTCCACGCGGAAGTTGCGTAGCGGCTTGTCCTTGAGCAACTCCAACGCTTGCGGGATCAACTGTTGATCCGCTGGCGTCATCTGGTTGGCGGCAGCGTAGGCAAGAATGGTTTGCGGCTGGTAATGCCTGCACATTACCTGCGCCTTCAAACGGATCAGTTCTGATGCAAAGAGGGCAACGTCCTCCTGCATAGAACGCAGTCTTAATCCTGCGTACTGCCCTTTGATTTGCTGCGCGGTCGCGGTTTCGCTGGCGAACGACGTACCCCGGATGATGTCCGAAATACCCGTGATTTCGTAGATTTGGGACTTGATGTCCTCTCGCGCTCGGTAGCATTGGATGAGGGCGCTTGCGAGGGTGTCCAGAGGTAGCAAATCAATGCTGCCCTTAAGGCCGCCCTTTTCGCTGAAAGCCATCCACTTATCAACTGGAATAAGCGCATTGTTGTCGCCCTCCGTCAGTAGGCGTTGCAGCGCCGGTTGGCTGCTGTCGTACACACCGCGTACACGCAGCGCCTTCACCAACCCGTCAATGCGGTCGGACAAGATGTCCAACTCCATCGCCTGATCTTGGTACAGCAGGAAATCCGGCACCGGAACCAGCGTGTCGCTTGTCGTCGTCGCGTACAGCGGTTTCGGGCAAGGGAAAAACCCCTCAAGGCCGAGCGGGTCATCCCGCACATCAATCATCTGCGGCATACCCTTGCAGAACCAGTACACCTTTTGGGTTTCCTTGTCCCACAGTTCACAAATCTTCGCACGGTTGTA